CGGCTGAGGTCGCCTGAGCGTCGAAATTGTTACCACCGATAGTGAAGGTAACATCGCGACCGGTAATTACGGCGGTAGGCATTTCTGCTCCTTAGTTTTGGAAATAGGTTGAAACCCGAATATCAGCGACGAGCTGATTTGCGGATCCCACCTGTGTGACTGTTGGTCGGTTGACCTCTCCGACGATATAGCCGGAAGGCAGATTCGTCAGAACGCTAGTGATGAGTTGTTCCAGATTGTCGAGTGCGGCTGCGTTGCTCGCATAGTTGACGCCAACGGCGAGAACCATATTGACGCGTAATCTCAGGGTTGCTTTGCCGATTGTTTCGATTTCCAAATATGGATCATCGGGAACGAACGATACGTGAGGAACCTGGGGAGCCTCCGGAACGTGGTCGTAGATATTGGCAGGAACCGCAGCGAGCGAGGATTTGAGCGCGGCGCGAACCTCGGTCGCGATCGTCATAGGGCGATTGACTCCTGGTCGATGTGCTTACCGAGAAGCCCTGAAACGCGATTGAAAAGGCTTCGACCGAGACGGAATGGCGTTACCTGGAAATCCACGCCTTCAATCTGACCGCCTACTGCGCTGCGTGATTGAAAAACCTCGGTGGCGACCGCTAAAACCGCCGACTCAACCTCTGGAACGCCTACGTAGGTGCTCGCGCCACTCAGGGTCGCAGTTCCAGCCGGAATTAGGTTCTTTTTTGCGATGTCGGCATTAGTGATCGCCACACGAAAGGTCGTATCGCTAAGACCGTCTGCGAGAACGGTGTGAGTGCCGTTGAAAGGTGAGCCAGCATTCGCGATGACGACGCTTTGACCTTCGTTGAACACCTGAACGGCGTCGAAGGTGAAGATTGCTTGATTGTCTTGCAATTCGACCGAACGAATCGGGCTGGAGTATTTGACGAGCATCGGAAGCACGACATTCTCAGCCGTATCGATGACGTCTTCCAAAATAGGATCCGAGTAAAGCGAAACGGAGACACCGAGGACGGCGCGGAGTTGACCTACGCTGATAATTGTCGGCACGTGTGCTCCTTTCGGTTAGGGATCCTGGGTGGGCTCGGGATCACACCCACCCAGGACTATTGATTGTTACTAGCTCAGCTTGCGGAAAGCTGTTGGGTAACGGTTGACGACTGCGGCATAACCATAGACGCCGATCTCGATGCGACCATTTGCAACGAGGTTTGCACGAATCTGGACGGTGCCGGACTCATGGAAACGCATCGCTGCGGATGGGTAAACGAGAGCGTGCTTGACGTTTGCATCGTCACCGGTGTAGTTCGGATCGACGACGAGGTTCAAGCCTGCAACTGTGCCGGCGGTCGAACCCTGTGTGATAAGACCGTTCGCGTTGCTTGGAAGAGCTGCGGCGAAGAGTGGTCGGTTGTCGCTGCCGGTTGCGGAAAGCAAGTATGCGAAATCGATACCTGCGGAGCCGCCTGTTGGAGCAACGAGAAGGCGGTTTGGTGTGAAGCGCATGACGTTATAGGAGTCTGCAATTCCGTCAGCGATTGCTGCATAAACGGAGCCACCGGTTGAGGAAGCTGCGTTCTGTGCTGCGATTTGCGCTGCGTAAGCATCGGTCTTTTGCGCGTAGGACGCTGCGAGCTCACGAAGGAGCAAGTCAACAAATGATGGGTCAGAACGATCGACGAGTTCGACGTTGACGACGTTTGCGCCTGCGAACTTGACGATTGTATCTTCCTGGAAGGTTACTGCGGTGTCGGTTGAATCAAACTCGACGCCTTCACCGGTAACTGCAACGGTCGCCTGTGCTCCGAGCTTTGGCGTGAAAATCTTCATGCCGGACGCTGGAAGTGCTGCGCGCTCGATGGAGTTGATGAACGGACGTGAATCATCGATGACGCCGATGATGTCGCGAAGGTAGTTTGGTGGAACCATTCCGGTGTTCTCGGAAACGGTAGCGATGTCGAGTGCTGCGACGAGATCGCGTGCATCGGTGTCGCCTTGTGCAGCGCGAACCTGTGCGAGTGCGTATTGTCCTGCGGTGACGTTGAGGTTCACGCGAGGAGTGGTGAACATCGGTGCAGACTTAGCCTGAACCTCTGCCACCGGTGCTTCTACCGTTTCGACGGCAGGAGCTGGAACGGTAGTGTCGGACACTTGTTCTCCTTGTGTTGTTGGTTGATCCTCAGAAGCGGATGCTTCCTCGGAAACTTGTTCGTCGCTTGCTGCGACCTCAGCGACTCGCGCTGAATCGATTGCTGGCTCTGTGACCAGGCTGACTTCGATGAGTTTTGCAGATGAAATCACCATAGCGCCATCCTGATTCGCCCAATCGTTGAGCTTGACGCCTACTGAAAAGCCATCGCGTAATCCTTCGGCTGCTTCTACCAAAGCGTCGGACGCGACGGTGGTGTTTGCGAGCTTGAACTTGGCTTCGATGCCGGTGTCGGTGACTTCTGCGCTGAGCATCTTGCCAATTGGCTTGCTCATCTCATGCTCCAGCAAAAGCTTCACGTTCTTTCCGAACTGAATTGAATTCTCGCTGAAAATGGTGCGTCCGGCTGAGGTGTTGCCTTCTTCGCCCCATGTAACGATGCGACCGGTGAGCGTGCGTGACTCGACGTCTGCCGCCGTGATGGTCATTGGAAAATTGATCTTCATCCTAAGAGATCCTCTGCTTTCCTGACTTCCTCCACGGACATCGCTCCGATGCCGGTGAGAATCTGATAAATCTGTGCTCGCTCCAAAGGATTTCCACGAAGGAAATCATCTAGGTCGAAACGAACGCGAGTGCCTGCCGGTGTGAAATCGTCCATCGATAGACGCGACTCGATCGCGGTCAGGATTGGTCGAAGCGAGAAATCGATAAGCGAACGACGCTCATTCGTGGCGTTCGAATACGTCATCGAAGTAGATTCTGCGCTGAGAAAGTATGCAGGGATCCCGCATTGACGTGCTAGTTCCAAAGCGATGTACTGACGAGCTTCGCTGAGTTGAAGTTGCTTAGGATCAAAGCCGAGAGCCTGGAGTTCGACGTCAGCATTCAGAAAAGCGGTTGCGCGATTTTGACGACTGACTTTCCATGACTCTAAAAGTGCTTTGATGCGCTCGGAAGGTAGGTTCGTGCCGGTCGATTTGAGAACCATCGTTGGGAGCGGTTCTTTTGCGTAGATTTCGGCAGCCTTTTCTAATTCAATCGCTGCTCTGATAGTGCGACCGGCACGATTCAAAATCCCGACGTCTGCGAGATTGTAAAACGCAATAATGGAACCGACCCCGGTCATTGGAACGTTCTGTCCGTTGACGGTGTAGCCGATGACTTCTGTGCCGAGCGGATTAGTGCGAACGCTAACCCATGTTGGATCGATGCGTGTCCATTGACGAACGCGACCACCATCCGAAGCGGCATACATGTCGAGAACCTGACCGTAAGCCACACCGAAAAGCCAAAGATCCTGAGCAAGATACGAATAGATCAACGACGCAGGAACCCGAGGATCTGGTTGACGAAATGATCGCTCGACCGGTATGCGCTGACCTGTTGCGTCATTGAATTTTTCAACCGGTAATGATCCAACGGTTGATGTAATAATTCCGTTAGCGCGTGCAACTGCCGGAACTGATAAAGCGGATGCGCGAGGAACGCTAATCGTTCCGCCTGCGATATTGAGTGCGGTTTGATTGACGTAGAAAGGTGCGAGAGAAGCTGCAACGTCAACTACGTCGTTAGCCTGTTTTGGAGTGCCGAATAAATCGGATAGAACGCCCATTGATGGATAATTCTAGCACGAAAGACCGTCTAATAAACGAAACCGCCGGCGTCCAAAGACCGGCGGTCGCGTTTCCTGGAGTATCTGACTCCGGGAGCGGATCAAGCGCGTTCAGCCTACGACGATATCGATCCCATCGTCAACCCGAGTCGCAAAGTGCGTGACCAGGGCTGAAGCAACGGCAGCGCAGACGGTGGCGCTGGATGCCCGACGACCAATAACCCATGAACTATCACCACGTTGATATTTCACGGCTGAAAGCACTTGCTTGGTGAATTCCTCCTGACCTGAGTGCCTGAACCTGCCTGAATTGATGGCTCCCGACCATTCGTCGCATGCTTGCATGTAATCGTTGCCATCGACGTCATGCACCGGAATACCGGCTGGCATAAGTCGAACCGCGATCGCGGATGCGGTTTGCTTTGAGTAAGCAAGCGTCTCGACCTGATACTTTCGAACCCACGGCGCGATGTCGTTCGCCAGGGCTTTATCGTCGAGAGCCAAATCTGACTTCCATGTCTGCAAGAGGACGACACCAAATCGGTCGCCGTCGAGCTTCTGAGCCGCAACCAAAGCCGCTTCCTGACGACTAGGGCTAAGATCGATGCCAAGCCATGTCGTCTTTTGAGGGTCAAGCACGATCTTCTCATCGCGGCAGGTTTCCCATTGGTCAGGGTCAACCGCACCATTCAAGGTCGTCACCCATTGGCAAAGCATTTCGGTTCGGATGGTGTCCGGTGGGTCATTGAGAGCCATTTTGAGATTTTCGGGATGGATCGTGTAACCGAGCGATGGATTTGCTTGCGCTAAACCTTCCCACATTTTCAGCGACCCGTCGATGGGAGTGTCCGGATGCGCCGAATACTCCCACCAACC